ACTTCGCTAGTATTTCACAACATCATCGCATTGGCTGGAATAAAGGCCCCACAGTCAAAGAAGAGCTAGATGAAATCCAAGAGAGACTCGGAGATATTGAAAAGGTAAGGCCAGCTGGCTGCAAGTTAATGATTACGATTGGTAACCATGACCTACGATTCTCAGGCAAGCTGTCTAACATTCTACCTCAGTACGAGGGCATCAAGGGTTTTGATATTGCAGACCACACAATCCATTGGAAATGGTACTGGTCAATCATGGTCAACCAGACTTGCATGATTAAGCATCGTTGGCACAACGGCATCCACGCTGTGTATAACAACACCATAAAATCGGGTACGAGTTTCGTCTCTGGGCATCTACACTCGCTCAAGATAACTCCTTGGACAGACTACACCGGCACACGTTATGGAGTTGACACCGGCACCATGGCCTGTGTTAAGGACAACCAGTTTGCGTATACAGAAAACAACCCAGTCAACTGGAGAGCTGGTTTTGCAGTATTGACCTTTATCAACGGCAAGCTCATGCCACCAGAGCTGGCAGAGGTTGTTAATGAGGATGAGGGTCTAATCTACTTCCGCGGTCAACTGCTAAAGGTATGATCCAGCTGACATCCACCATTCTCAAGAATATGTACACCATGCTTGTGGTGTGTAAACCCTTTGATAATTGGAATATGCCTTTGCCATGCCAGATCAAGTTCATCGTAGACCACGATCCTGACACCATGGGAACCTACCTCTATGATGATGGGGGCAAGCATGAACACGTCATTACGATTTCGGCTGCTCGTTGTGGCTGGCTCGAAACCGCCCTCAGAACGATGGCTCACGAGATGATTCACGCTAGTCGGTGGAATACCTCAACAGCTGCTTGGCAGAAACACGATAAGACCTTCCGGCATCGCGCCAAGATGGTAGCGGATGAGCTAGGCTTCGATCCACTAGAGCTTTAATATACTTATAGGTATTGAAAGATAACTTTAATATAACTTTAAGGTTATAAAAATGTTACGTTATGTATACATATGGTAACGATTATGTATAAAATGTTGCACATTTTTAACAAATATCTTACTTAGTGGCTAATAGGTAAAGCCCTATATTGCTGAACCCATACCCGCTATACACCACCGCCATAGGCACATTACCCTTTAGTCCTTGCTCTACAGCTATGTAGCCATAGATCAGGCCTGTAACGATAATCAGCCAAGAACTCACCTATTAGCTTTTCTCAGCGCAATATGCTTTTGTAGGATGTGCCAAAACTCAGATTTGATTGGCATCTTAGTCTCCCGCCCAGCGTACACCAGTTCTGTTTAATCGTAGGTTAATGCTGGACTCCATATCATTAGCTAGTCTGCACAGCTTGTGGCTATCGGACTCTTCATCTTCTGTAGAAATAAAGCCAGCAAAGGGTACTGGCTCCGTATTCGCACAATGGTGAACCTCATCAATCGGTAACGGCTCGCCACAATGCTCGCACATATCCCGCATCGCCTCTTCTCTATCTTCAGTCGTAAACGTGGTCATCACATTCTCCTCAGTTAATAGCGATATCGCTATAGGAGACATTCTTTCTGAAAAAAATAGAAAAGTAAAGGGGGTGTTGTTATTTTATTTCTACGTCTTCAATATCGGGTGGCTTGATATTGATGCCAATCACCGATGGCCTATCCGAATCATCTGGGCTATCGAGCAATCCAGAGGCCTTGGCCAGCAATCTTAGGACTCCAACCTTATCGTACAGCTCCAGCTCTAGGTTCCCATCCTTATTCACTCTAATCGTCTTGATGGCTTGTAGAGCGTGTTCGGGAATATCCTTAGATGCCTTGACTTGGATCTTGCCCTCTTCATCCCACTCCATAATATCCGTAATCTTGGTGTTGGCCATACAGAGTAGGCTATAAGCCACCGCCTCCTTATTCTCCATAATGGTAGCGGAGCGCTCTAACCTCTTCTGTATAGACCGAATCCCACCCCAGTTCTGCATGGAGGGGATCTGCGTACTCAGATTTGACTTAACTCTAGCCATCAGAATGGAATATCGCTATCTGACTTGGGCATCTCATCATCACCGCGAGCAGTAAAGCCAGCTTGCTTGGGCTTACCAATCTTCCCGGCTAGGTACCTCTTGCCTGTCTTAGCCTGTTTCTCATACGCATTGAACCAATACTCAAGGCCATCGGCCAACTTGATACTGCCTGTCCAATCTGCATCTGTTTCTCCACGCTTTCTGTCGTTGACGAATAGCGTAAAGCTACCTTCTTTCATTTCATATGCCATTTGCCTCTCCTCTTATGGTTTAAATTTACTTTCTTCTATTGCCTCTACTACGTTTGCTGAATCCGATAGCCTCTGAGACTCCACTATCATCGCATGAATGACTGCGTGTAGGGAGAAACCCTGTCTCAGCAAGCCAAGGCTACAGCTGTGCAACTCTCTTTTCAACTTCTCTTGCTCTTCCATATAACCTCCTTAAAAAAGTGGGGAAAATTTGAGGGATACACCCCGCCCCTAGTGGGAGGGTGGGGGGGAGAGGTATGCCGCCTCGCTGGCAGACCGCCTCCAGCCAAGCGCAGAGGGCATGATGCTTTCTTTGTACACACACACCTCTGCCTGTGCCGTATGCATACCACCGATTGAGTCCGTTACAAGCCACGACTGTAGTCAATGATTGAGTCAGGCCGCTCTGGTCTGGCTCTCAGCCACAGCTCTAGGTCATGTGCGAACTGTTGATTAGTTAAACCTATCGTTTCTGCAATCTCGATAGCTTTTAGGTCTAGGTCATTTATCGTCTTTTTGTCTATATACACTTTTCCATATAACAACTCAACTATCTCCAACTTGCTGTTATAAGGCGATACAGGCTCTCCATTGCTCTCAATCCCTTGTTTGCTATCCACATATTCCCCAAGCGTTTTAACCGCTCTAACGCTCGTTTTAGGTGCCTTCTTAGCCATCTCTCTCTCCTCTTTCAAAATCATGTATGGACTTCTACCATCCTCAGTATTCAATGCCAAAGCATCTAGCAATGAGATATCTTCGTTATAAACAATCCGCATCGTTGATGTATGAGATAGCCTTGCACCCTTGTTGAGTCTCTCAACGTAGTGCAGCTCTCGTAACTGTTTCATCTGGCTGGTAACAGTTCTGCGACTAACACTCAAATCCTTAGCCAATCTCTCTTGACCAACCCATGTAATCCCACTTCGGTTCGCATACGCACACACCATACAAAGGACTCTGAGCGCCCCAAGACTCAGGCTCTTATCCATTACAGCTCGCAATGGCACAATCGCTATCTGCCTTCGGTCTTGTGGCTTTGGCTTTAACTTAATATTAGGTTTCTTGGGGATATCAAAATTCATTTGAATAGAACCTCACCCGCTTATATAGCGAGATATCTCTTTTCAGAGAGCATCCATCGTTTATCGCTTTTCTTAGGACTGATTGCCTTCAGAGTGCTGGGTCCGAGCTGTTCGCTGGTCTTCCCCTCCGATTCAGTAGCGTTTATCTGAGTCTGGTGATGCTCCATTCTCAAGGGCTGGGTTATGGCCCCGCATTGATGTTTTAGCAGATTAGCCATGGCTTTGTAAAGTATTATCTTTCAACTCAAATTCTCCCATCTCAACTGTCCACCAAGAACAATGACATTGCTTGCAGACTCTGCGCCTCCTGATCCAGTTTTTGGTCTCATGCGCTCTGGTCTCCGCTACCTTAATCTCGCGGCTATCACAGCCATCATTAACACAAATCATTGCTCTTGCTTTCTCTTCCAGATATCTAACATGGCCGCGTACAGTTCAGCATAGCCAGCCTCGCCACGCACATCTGCCACTTGCGATAAGTACAGTTGCCGAGTTCGCTTGGATCTAAACTTTCGAAAGACCCATTTGGCCTCGCAGTACACGCGATATTCGTTTGAATAGGATCCAACCTCTCGGCCATCCGGCAAACGAACCAGCCTGGATGCTGGGTGAAGTTGACCACAAGCGAAACATGAGAGTCGTAATACATCTACTTGGTCTCCCTCTCCATCTTCCTTCGATAACAATCCTTGCACATCCACCGCCTGACTCTTCCCTTTGCGCTTACTTTCCAATTGCCACCTTCTATATGTACGCTGTATTGACAATTACTGCACCAACGCTTGCCAGTAATACTGGACTCAGCCTGTACAGCCTTTGTGTATACGTCTTTATCGTGTGTACCCATTACTTGATTTCTTCAATCATTACTTTGATAGAGCCACCAGGCACAATGTGTGAGCCACGATAGATCGACAACTCATCTACTTGGCTATCATCATCAAAGAGGCCAGCATCTTGCAAGCTATCCAACACGCTCTTGATGCGGTTATCGATATCGAATACTCGCTTATCTCGTGGCCATACAACCATGCTGATAGACAGTCTCTTACTGCCCATCTTGGGGAAGTCGTTACATGAAACGTACTCGGCCACAGCTTGCTTGTATTCGCGCCCAGCCTTACTCATGTAGGTAGCATGAGCGCCCCTACGATAATAGGTGTTGACCGATGGTGGGAACGGCAGCTCTAAGACAATCACGCAAGCATCTTGTTAAGACGTTGCGATAGGTCTCCATGCTTAGAAAGAGAAGACCGCAGCTCATCATTAATGATTACAGCTATAGGTTTCTTACGCTGCTGGGCGGTCTGTTCTAACAATGTTCTAACGTCTGGGCGCAGTCGCACCAGGAATGGCTTTAATTCGGTCATTGTTGGCCTCTTTTTGTTGAGATATCTGATTGTAGACTAAATATAGCGTAATAAGATTAGGGTAAACACCTACCAATTTAGTTAAAAAAACTACATTTAGTTGTTGACATCTATTTTTCAAGGCCTCAGAATTACACCTAAGCGATATCGCTTTAACCACCCAGATAGAGGAGTTAATTATGAATGTAGACAAGAAATATTCCCACCTAGTACCACAAGGCCAGCCAGTATGGGTCTTGGAGCGTTTTGGTGTAGCGGATGACAAGAATCGCCAAGTAGGTTCTTATTACACAATCGGCCAATGTGAATTTGTAGAGTACAACTCTGAGTTGCATCGTGGTTATGGTGCTTATCACAAAGCGCCAGGTAAATACTTTTTTACCAACGTTCAAGCAGCTAGAGATGAAAGTTTTTATGGTGCTTGCCAATCATCCAAATACCACAACACCATGCAAGAGGCACAGAACGAAATTGCCAAGTATCTTGCTAATGCTAAAAAACGTGCTATCAAAAACTTCGGGAGCAAATAATGTACGTCACCTACTATCGTGTATCAACACAGCGCCAGGGCCAATCAGGCCTTGGCTTAGAGGCACAGCGCTCTGCTGTACAGGCTTTCTTAACTGGCAAAGAAATCATTGCTGAGTTTACCGAGATTGAGTCTGGCCGTAAGAACAATCGCCCACAACTGGCAGCAGCTCTTGCATTGGCTAAGAAACAGAAAGCCACACTCGTTATTGCCAAGCTGGATCGTCTTGCTCGTAATGTGCATTTCATCTCTGGCTTACTTGAGTCTAACGTGCAGTTCGTAGCAGCTGATATGCCAGA